GAACACCACTACTACTTACTATGTGCAGAATGTAGTAAGTAGCACAACTTTTAAAATTGCTACCACTAGAGATTCAAACACAGCCTTTGACATCACTGTCGACGGCAGCGGTTCTATGGCAGTAGCATTGTTCTACAGCAGCGATGCTTGCCTCAGAGACGTTAACACATATATTGATGCATTAAAGTATGATTTAAAATATCCAGGTAACTACAAATCTAGATTCGCAGCCAGATATTACGCTAACAGCGTAACAGGCAGTCTAGAAGAGGACATGTACTATCTCAGAGATGCCACTGGCGTAAGAGATCAAACTCTACAAGGACTCACCGGGGACTTGTTGGCTGAAAATGAATTTGGCACATCAAGAGTTTCAGCGGGAGCCTATTGTTCGTTGGATCCAGGTTGGGGTCCAGAAGATTATCGTGCATGGATCATCACACGTTCACCGTATGTTCAAGGTGTTACCACAATAGGTACAGCGGCTGTGGGTCAAAAGATCGACGGCGCATTACACAATGGTGGCAATGATTCTATTGTTTCCAATGACTTCACACAGGTTATCAGTGATGGTATTGGCGCATGGATTACCAACAACGGTCGTGCTGAATTAGTATCTGTGTTCTCATACTATGCACACATCGCATACCTAGCAGAAAATGGCGGACGTATTAGAGCTACTAACGGAAATAACTCCTATGGTGATTTTGGTTCTGTAGCAGAAGGAGTTGACTCTACTGAATCTCCGACTACAGGTATAGTAGACAACAGACTGCAATTCGAAGCAGCGATCGATCGTGTTATCACTGATGGATCCGCCTTACTGCAAATTGAATTTATCAATGCAGGTATTGACTATACAGAAGTTACATATGCACTTACAGGTGGCGGCACTGGTGCAGTAGTCGAAGCGGATGAATTCCGTGACGATGCAGTATATCAAGTCCGCATGTTGGATTTGATAGAAGACAGTACAAATGCTGCGGAAGCCGAAGGCAACTTTGGAGGCTTTGGTTATGTTACCAACTCTAATACTGCACAAGGCGGTACTTCTACCTCAGTTACAATTGCTGCCACAGACGGCGAATCTAGCACTGCCTACATCGGTATGAAAATTGTGTTAACTGGCGGCGCAGGCGTGGGACAGTTTGGTATAATTAACACATACAATTCGGGCACTAAGGTGGCTGGATTGATCAAAGAATCAGACGGTACTGCAGGTTTTGATCATTTAGTAGCAGGCACAGCCATTGTCAGCCCAGACGCTTCAAGTACCTACATCATAGAACCTAGAGTCACATTTACCGCACCTGGATACACCAGTACAGCAGCTACATTGCCAACCAGCGGAGATTGGAGAGCTGTGAAATACGGTGAAACTGCTGCTGTGTATACCACATTAACAGGCACTTATTCGGGGGCAGGAGTAGGAGCCTCATTCACAGTGCTACGCAACGGATGGAAATATACACCATCTGTGCAGACTGCAGGTACAGGGTACACTAGACTACAAACCATAACCATACTGGGCACCAGTCTCGGCGGCACTACACCTACTAACGATCTAGTAATCACTATCACCGCCGTGAATTCTACCACAGGTGCTATCATAGACTTTGATCACAGTGGCTACGGCATTGGCGGTAGATATGTTGCTTTACGAAGTGGTAGCACAGTGGGTGCGACTTCGGAAGATGGCATCAATTGGGACACAAGAGCCAGCTTGATGCCTAGTGGAGCAGCATGGTCAGCTATGGCCGCAGGCTTGTTTGACGATGGATCTACAGTAGGTAAAGTCAGCAAGTTTGTAGCAGTGGCAGGTACTTCAGCTAATACTACTGGAGCATACAGTTCAGATGGCATAACATGGACAGCGGCCAGCATGCAGACTTCTGCTATATGGGTCGACGTAGCATTTGGCGGTCAAAAGTTTGTAGCAGTCAGCAGCGATGTGACCACTGTGAGAATCAGCAACGACGGTGAATTGTGGGATCAAACTGGTACATTAACTACTACTGGATTCACTGCGATTGCCTACGGAAAGAACAGATTTGTCGCAATTAAAAGTGGCACCGCAGTGACTAATCATGCTACATCGACCACAGTCGCAGGCACATGGACTGCAGGCACACTACCTAGTTCGTCAAACTGGAACAGCATAGCTTATGGTAACAATAGATTTGTTGCTATTTCAAATACCAGCGGCACAGTTGCAGCTTATAGTTTAGACGGTATAACATGGGTAGCCAGCACATTACCTTCGACTGCATCGTGGACTAAAATCACTTACGGTCAAGGAGTGTTCCTTGCTGTGAGTACAACCACAGCAGCAGCAACATCGCCGGACGGAGTTACTTGGACCGCAAGAACTACATCCACAGCGGCCAGCGGTTTCTCAGCAATCACTTTTGGTAATAGAAATAGATACGGTCTGTTTGTAGGTGTCGGAGCAGGTACAGGCGATGTAGCTACTTATATTAGAACAGGTGCTACAGCTACAGGCCGTGCTAAGGTATCACAAAACAAGATTTTCCAGGTCAATATGGTAGAACCGGGATCAGGATATGATACAGCACCAACTATAACATTCACAGACCCTAACAACACATTTGAAGCTCCGACTACCGTGAGAAAGAATCGTGGGGTATTAGCTAATCCTAGTTTTGTAAACAGAGGAACACAATTTGTTACTGGTAGTGGTGAAGTAGACACCGGCGACGGATATTCAGATTTATTCCAGCCAGGCTCATTTGTGGCCAGTCGCAGACTTAGCCTGCAGCCTGTACCGGGTTCCAACGTGGTGTTCAGCCATCTGCCTGCTAGAGTGTTCAAGTTAGTAAACACTGTGACTTTCCTTGGAGAGAATAACGGATCATATACCACATTCTTACAAATAAGTCCTTCGCTAACTATATCAGAAGCCCCACCTGACGGTACAAGTATTGAAATGAGACTGCGATACAGTCAGGTTAGATTGACAGGACACGATTTCTTGGATATCGGTACAGGCAGCTTTATCGATACTAATTATCCCAATGCTCCTTTACAGATGCCAATTCCAGCCAATGAAGCAGTGGAATCGGGCGGAGGTCGTGTGTTCTTTACATCAACTGACCAAGACGGTAACTTCCGAGTTGGTGATTTGTTTGCAATTGAACAATCAACTGGTATTGCAACTTTAAATGCTGATGCATTTAACATTTCCGGACTGCAAGAACTTAATTTGGGCAACGTTACACTAGGTGGCGGTTCAGCTACAATTACTGAATTCTCAACAGATCCGTTCTTTACAGCAGATTCAGATAACGTTGTGCCAACACAACGAGCGATTAAGGCGTTTATTGCATCACAGATTGGTGGCGGCGGAGCCAGTTTGAACGTTAACTCAGTTACAGCGGGTAATGTCTTTATCAGCTCTAACGTAATAACAACCGTAACTGGCGGACCAATCAAGATGAATGCTACCTTTGAGTTCAGAGGCGGAGTCACTGGACTTCCGTTGGCCTTCAACTACTTTTTGAACTAAATACATCATGGAGAATAAATTATGGCAACAGGAAGATTAGGAATTGCGGATTTATCCGCAGCAACCAATACTACATTGTATACATGCCCTGCAAGTACATTTACGGTGGCTACCGTGAGTGTCTGTAATCGCGGAGCATCTACATGCACAGTACAACTGGCTATTGCCAGTGCGGCAACACCAGCGGCGGCAGAATACATAGAATTTGATGCTACTTTGTCGTCTAAAGGTGTACTAGAACGCACGGGTATTGTGTTAGATGCTGGCAAATTATTAGTGGTTAGATCAAGTGCTACCAGTGTGTCGGCGGTGGTTTACGGCATCGAAACATCCACTGCTTGATAAAAAGGACACATCATGGGAAGAAAAATCACAACAGGCGCAACAGGATCCACAGTAGCTTTCAACACAGTTAATGTGGATGTTACTGCCAACACTGATGCAGTAGCAGGAGGTGTATATTGGTGCAATACCACTGCTGGGGCAATTACACTTACTCTTCCATCTGGTCCTTCAACTGGAGATTATGTAGAAATATATGACATTTCCAACACATTTGACACCAACAATCTCACAGTGGCGAGAAATGGACAATTGATCATGGGAGCTGCAGATAACTTGACTGTTACAACTGAAGGTGCTGCTTTCAATTTGGTATATTATAATGCAACCTATGGTTGGAGAATTCTCACAGTCTAAGGATAACTGATGGCAACGTATTCAAGTTTCAAGAAGATCGACGCAGATGCTATAGTTAGTGCAACTATATTGCCGGCTGACATTGCCGCAAATACAATAACTGCGACAAATATCACCGCTGCCAATGTGCCCGCAGCAGCATTTAGCGGCACCGTTACATCTGCTAAAATAGCGTCAACCATTGACCTCAGCGGTAAAACAGTTACTTACAGAGCAATTGTCAACGGAGATGTATCAGCCACGGCAGCTATCGCAGGTGCAAAACTTGCGTCTGGCGCAGCAACAAATAATTTAGGATTTACACCTATCAATCAAGCTGGTGATACTGCCACAGGTCAAATACTGGTGCCCGCAGGCAGTGTGGCTGCACCCAGCATTATCAACAGCGGCAGCACTGCCTCGGGCATCAATCTAACTACCAATAACGTGGCCATTGTGGCTGGCGGATCCACAGCAGTAAATGTGAACAGCAGCGGCTTTGTCACTAGACCAGGGAATCCAGCGTTTCAGGCTTGGGGCACATCTGGCTGGCATTATGCTCCCGCTTACGGTGGAACAGGCGAGAGAGAACTGACCTCAGTGCCAGCTTGGTCTACCGCATATCAAGCAGGCGGCACAAACTTCGATTCTACCAACGGTAGATTCACTGCTCCAGTGGCAGGATATTATAGATTTTCAACTTGGTGGTATTTATTGAACGATGCTAATACCCCACCAAACTATGTTCATCTTTTCTTTAGAAAGAACAATAATAGAGGGTGGACCGCTGGCGGTCGTAGTCCGTACATAATGGCCATGCACCAAAACACCAACAGTTACGATGATGGATATAGTCATAGTGCTGTGATGGATTTGGCTGCAAGTGATTTTGTAAGCCTGGCCATAGTATGGCACGGTAACAGCAGTCGACATCACGCTGGCCATCAATATTTTAGTGGACAGTTAATAGGATAATTTATGGCCACATATTCAAGTTTCAAACGAATTAACACCGAAGCCATCGTCGACGGGGCAGTTACTGGAGCGACTCTCGGTACTGATTCTATAGTAACTGCTGCCTTTGCCGCAGCAAGTGTTCGAACCACTGATATACAAGACTCTGCAGTGGGAACCACGCAGCTGGCCAGTACCCTAAACCTCAGCGGAAAAACCGTCACGTATAGGCCAATTATCAACGCCGACATTGCTGCTGCTGCCATTGCTGGTGGTCAGTTAGCTTCTGGAGCCATTGCTGCAAACATAGGATATACCCCAGCCAATCTTGCCGGCGCAACACTCAGTGGTGCATTGCAATTACCTACAGCCAGTGCAGGAGCACCGTCTTTGGCCAGTAGCAGCGACACCAACACCGGCATACATTTTGCTGGCAGCGACCAAGTACAGATCAGCACTGCGGCAGGCAACACGAACGCTTTTGTCAAAAGCGGCAGCAATATCATGCACACTCAGCCAAACCTGCCAGCATTCCATGCCAGCGGCAATGGCGGATGGTATTACGGTAACAGCTTCGGTGGTACAGGTCGGTGGACAGAACTGAATACTTTACAGCCAGGCGGCGGCTGGGCCTGGCAAGTGACCCAGAAAGGTGGCAGCAACATGTCTTCTAACGGCCGCTTTACAGCACCAGTGGCTGGCTGGTATAGTTTTTATTGCCAGACTTATGCTTATAACGATACTAATAACAGTGCTGGCTATACTCACTTTAATATTGGATACAATGGTAGCATTGCCACTGACAGAACCACAGGTCGAGTGCCTCATTCACTATATGGTCACCAAGTCAGTGCCAACCACGTGCCAGGAATTATGATTACACTAGAGATATATTTAAATGCCAGTGATTATGCCATTCCACAACCATACATGTCTGGTTCGATACGATTTCACGGCGACCATAGTTTGTGGTGCGGATATTTAATAGGATAATACGATAAATGGCAACCTACAATAGTTTTAAAAGAATAGCTACAGATTCATTTGTTGCTAACACCATCGGCAGTGCGGATATTTCTTCCGGGGCAGTAATCAACGGAAAACTGGCCACTGATGCAGTTACATCAGCCAAGATCGCTACAGGTGCTATTGGCACAACTGAGTTAGCAGCCGCAGTAGATCTATCATCTAAAACTGTAACTTACCGCACTATACTGAATGCAGATATCAGCGGGAGTGCTGCAATTGCCAGTACAAAACTCGCAACAGGTGCAGCTACCACCAACTTGGGATACACACCGTTGAATAGCAACGGCAGTTCTATGACAGGCCCGTTAAGAACTATCGCTGGCAGTGCAGCTGCCCCAGCTATAGCACTAAGCGGAAATACCAACACGGGAATTTTCTTTGGCAACGACGACACCGTGCGTATCAGTACAAATGGTGTGGAACGAGCGAGATTTGACCCCAACGGCAGATTCTTGCAAGGCACTGCCCAGGCCACAGGCAGTCCCATGTTTCAAAGTCACGGTACCGCCGGCTGGTTGTACAACAATCAATTAGGATCTGGAACAGGTTGGCAAGAAATCAACAGTAACTATGGCTGGACCGGGTATCAACGCGGCGGCACCAATTTTAACTATACCAATGGTCGTTATACAGCACCAGTGGCCGGCCATTATAATTTTCAATGGTTAGGCTATCAACACAACGATACCAGTTGGACCAGCGCCACAGGCCATATGCACATGAGTTTAGGCAGAAACGGTGGAGTTGCTATGTCTGCAGGTCGCACACCTCACGGTATATGGAGTCACGGTAATGGAAGTCCTTATCCCCATGGTATTAGCTGGCAAGCCGATACCTATCTTGCTGCCGGAGACTATGTTAGCATTTGGTGTGCTTGGACCAGTAACAATAATAGATTCCACGCAGCACATTCGTTTTTCAACGGATATTTGATCGGATAAATACAACGGAGAATACACAAACATGGCACAATTTTCGGTTTTTTTAACAGCACTAGAAAGCAAAATGCTGGCACACACAGTGGCTAATCCGTCGGACTGGATAGATAATCTAGTCGAATGGAGAGTTAGAATTGCACAGGATGATTATCTTCCAACAGCAATTGAACAACTCAAAGCCAGTGGCGCTACGAGTATCCCAGCAAGTCGCGACGCAATAATTCTAGCAGTAGATCTACCACCAAAAGATCCTAACTGGACACCCGTCGAACGTGACGATCCTAACGATGACTTGACCGTGGAATACACATTTGATTTAGAAGATGATGATATTAAAATGTTAGCTTGGATGTATGAAAATCCTCATACGCACATTCGTGATTGGATAGCTGAACGTACTCAGATAGCTATTAAAGAAAAAGCAGATACAATTTTTAAAGAACTGCTTACGGATCCCACATGGACAGATCCAATACCAACAGATCCTGCAGCCCTTATTGATCTTGTGGAACTTAAATCAGCAGCACAACATCTAGAAGAAACTAGAGTGGCGATGCTGACAATGACAGCAGCATTAGCTAACACCACTGGCGAACCCTACCTTCCTCCTACTATTCCGTTTATGACCTACAAACATCATAAATAAAATCTCGAATAGTTCATAATAAAAAAGCACCCTTAGGGTGCTTTTTTAACTTGTTGTTATCTAAAATCCGGACCATGTATCCAACCTACTATTGCATGCCTCACGCCTGAAGTCACTGAAGTTACTCTGTGTGTCATAAATGATGGAAAGATAGTTATCATGCCTTGTTGTTTTATTTTTGGATCTGAGATTGCTGGCATAAATTCTAAATCGCCTCCTTCGTATTCTGTAGGGTCAGTGAGTTGAATAGTGAATGATAATTTTCTCACAGTGTCACCTGGTATAGAATCTGTATGCCACACATAGTGATCACCTCTATCGGCTGAATATCTAAAAACAAACGGAGGATCTATTCTGTTGTAACCTTCTAAATGATACCGGTATGTTTGTGAATTTTTAAGAAATATTACCTTAAAAATTTTATCTTCAAGGTCTTCTCTTAGGCCTCGATTACATATTTGAACACTTCGAAATTGTTTGTTAGTTATAAAATTTCCAAACTTTGCAACAGTACCTTCGACCCATTTGGTTGAATCTTCTATAATCTCTTTACACTCTTGAGTAGTAAAAAGAGGTATTGTAATCGTTTGGGCCACCATTATTCTTTGCCATTATAGATATTTTCTTTAAGATACTGATAGTGCGATGGTGCAGTTTCCGTTAGAGAGTTGATATATTCTTTCTTTTGATCCCAGTAGTCCTGAGTTTGACTGGTATAAAACTCTGGAACTGATCCGTGCCTTGATTCGATCAACATCTTAACAACTGCCATTTGTGTGGCACTCACTGGTAGCACATGCATGCCTACTAAAATATCAGGCATGCCGCCCATGCTCTGATCTGCAGGCATATTATGTGTTTGGAGTAACTTGATTGCCAAATCTCCAGCTGCGGTAGGCGGCAACTGGTTTAGTTTTCTATCAAACATTAATGAATCCATTTCTATATTTTCAGTAACATGTTGCCAGTATGGAGTATCTCTGCGAGAGCTAAACACATAGTGATATGTTACAAAGTTCTTAAAACTTTCCATAACATAGTTGGTTACATAATTGAAATTATCAACATGAATTTTATTGATCTGTTTGTTATGCAGTGTTTCGCACAGTTTTAATAGTAATTCTTGAACACTCAACAAACCAGTGCTTTCTAAAGGTTCTACAAATGCATAAGATAGACCTATACCAACACAATTTTTAACCCATGCTCGATCATGTGCTCCGTTTTTGATTTCAATTAATCTAAATTCGCAGAGTTTGCTTCTTGCCGGATTAAGTACCGTCATAGCCTCACTATCAAGATAGTCTTTGTATTCTTGCAGTGCATCTTCTTTGCTGATAAACTTGTCACAAAAAACATAACCACTGCCGATTCTGTTATATAGTGGAATATTCCACACCCAACCATTGTTGTGTGCTGTGCAATTAGTAACGTTTTCCATTTCAATTTCTTTAATAGTGTATGGAACGTGTGTTACCCATGCATGATTATTAGGCAAATGACTCGAATACGATTCAAACGGAACACCCATAGCCTGCTCCAGTAGCAATGATCTAAATCCTGTGCAGTCAATGTACAAATCAGCTTCGAGAGTATCACCGTTATTTAATTTAAGACCGCTAATGTACCCGTCGTTGTCTTTAAGTACTTGTTCAATATGTGCTTGCACATGCACTACCCCTGCCGGAATACACATTTTATCCCTTAAAAAGTTGCCGAACAGTGTGGCATCCATATGATAAGCAGAATCATTTCGCCAGCTGAATCCAGGAAGCTGCCCGTCTTTGTTATCAAATATTTTAGTTTGATAAATCATAGGCATTGAACTGTATACACTTTCATAGAAATCGTTAACGTCTAGTTCAGGATTTATTGTTTTCTTAACATACCAATCTGTAGCACCTTGCTGTGTATTTTGCAAGTCTTTAATTCCAAAAGGATAATAAAAAGTTTCGCCTTTCTTATAAAAATCAGTAAATTTGATAGCTAATTTGTAAGTAGCATTGCAATACTCCATCCAGTCTTCATCTTTGAGACCCAGCAATCCTAGATACTGATTAATAGTTCCGAGTGTGGATTCGCCCACCCCGATAATTGGAACGTCTGGCGATTCAACCAGCGCAATTTCCATATCTGGAAATTGTTTTGATAACATAGCTGCACTCATCCATCCCGAACTGCCACCACCGGCAATAATAATACGTTTAATTGGTTTTTTCATAAACTGTCCTAACTCCCGTTTGAATATTTAGTTGAGTACTTTTAGATGTAACCTACATCTTGGCTATCGCCGTTTTTCCAATAATCTCTAAGAAGATTAAATGATATGGAAATACGAACGTCGTCTGTTTTATTTCTTTTTACAGAATGTTGTAGCCATCCAGGAAATAATAGTAATTTACCCACAGCTGGTTTAATATCATAGTATTTTTCAGCTATGTTTCCGAATGGAAATAGTTCTTGTTGCATCCACGGTATAGCATTCATAAGGCTAAAATTACCGTCGTTGCCAGTAGTTTGGTAATAATAAGTTCCGGAAATAAATGCATCGCTGTGCTGATGCCATTCTTGACCTTGGTCTCTGCCAGTTTTGTTGATCCAACTGTGTCGGAGAGCAATCGGCACAGGGTGCCATGATTGTGTTTGATCAATGTATTTTTTAACATGTGTTTCGATGTATTTTTTTAAATGTGTTAATTCAAAATCTTTGATAGAGTTGGTGCGAGATTTGATATTGGTCTGTACACCGTCTTCCCAACCAGGAGGATTATTAAAAATATCAGTTTGTTCTATTATAGGCAATTTTTTTCTTATCTCATCCTGCACTAGAAAAATTTCCTGCATTGTTCCCTGATGTTCGTATATCAATGTAGGAAATAGAGATACAACAGGCATCTTACAGTCCTAAATCTTTTAAGATTTTTTTACGTTTAAAATATTGTCCATTAAGCGCAAACGGAACTATTCCGACTTGTTTGATATATTCTTCGTACGATACAGTGTGCATTGAGATTTTTATATCCGACTCGGACAACGGTATTACATGTGCTAATTCTTTACCGGCCGGAATTGTTAGATCTTTAGGAAACATAGTTTTAGGAACCAACAAGTTTACACTGGTAGTATGCTGATATTTGTAGTCGACTACGCCGTTGACTACAAATGGTTTAAATTCGTCATCATGCCAGAATGTATTAGTGTAAAGAAAATTAACCCCAGTTTTTTCTTTGATTTTCCAAGGACTATTCAGTTTTAAGTGATAAAATCCTTTGAGATATTCACCCCACTGGCTAGGATGATGTCCCTCAGCATCGTCTTCAGGAAACCATTTTAACGATCCGCCCTCTGTTCCAATCCAATAGTCTTCCCAACTTTGTAATATAAATCCAGTTCGATATAGTGTACTCACCCCCGGACATGTTTTCATAGTACCGCGCATAGGACCTTGATGTTTAACTGTCGTGGGTAAGTTTTTCCAAAAACTAGGTAATCTTTCTTCCGCATATAAAATAGGAAATAGTGTTTCTACTTCGGGATTGGCGGTGAAACAATCTAATACAATTTTTGATTTTTTAAAAAAGAATGAAAACATTATTATTACCTATAAGTTTTTTTAGAATGAAATAGGTCGGCATATATACCAGCCCAATAAGTACTAAGCCTATATTTAAAACTAGACCTAGCCCACTCGTCTGTATCTGAGATATGTGTAATATTCATCTGCCAATCTTCTCGCTTGAAAGGAAAAACCACCACTAATGGGTCTCCGGGACTGATAGTAAATGATTTTTCTTTGACAAGGCCAACAAGGCCAATAGGCTCATCGTGTTTATCAGTATCAACTACTCCTGGAAAAATTGAAAATTCTTTTCTAAATCTGTAATAGGGATCAAACAACATGCAGCTATACCCCGGAGGAGTTTTAATATGCCATGGTTGATTTATTTTTAGATAGTGATGCTTTTTGCCATCTTCTGCTTTGAACTGGGCTTGATGCCACGGGTGCTTGCCTATATGTTGATTGGTATTCCTGCATCGATAATCAAATCCTGTAATAAAGTTTGCATCAACAAATTCTTTGATTTGAATTTCATATGTAGCACGTATAACATATCCAGTGGTCATGTAATCCAATACTGGCACACATCGTTTAATCGTAGGGGTATGAGGTTTGGTATACGGTTCAATTTCCGGAACTTCAATGGGAGTATCTTTATACCATTCTGGAATTGCTTTTCCGGCAGGCACAGGCGGAAACATGTCAATTGCTTCTAAATCACTGCCGGAAAATGTTATTAGATTGGTCATTTAAATTGTTTCTCAGAATGGAATAATTTTTTGTATGCATTAAACAAATAATATTTTGATTTGTTTAGTATAGTATCTGCAGTGAATTCAGATTCCCAATTGTCTCGTTTAAATGGAATAATTTGTACTAACGGATCGCCGCAATAAAATCTAACCTCGTCTTTAGCTCCTGTTAGATATCCCACCACTGGAATCTTTTGATTAAACTTATCTGTGTCGATAATAGCAGGCATGATACTGAATTGGTTTTGAAACAAGTAATAAGGCTGCACCACTAAACAACTGTAACCCGGGGGAGTCTGCACCGTCCACTCGGAGTCAAATCGAAAATAGTTTGCTAAATTTTTCTTATCAGTTGATCGCATTGGACATGTTGCTTCGGCATATATGCCGACAGCATTGTTAGGATGTAGTCCCTGTATGTCATCAGTTTTTTTAGGATCATTTATTTTGTTGCGTACTGTGTTAGCTGTAACAATATTCATTTTAGGAACAAAATTTTCAATCTTTTCACTGACTCTAACTTCGTAAGTGGCTCTTAGAATATATCCAGCTGTTAAAAAATCCTCAACCGGAACACAGGCTCGAATACTTTTTAAAGCATTTTCATCGAAGCTGTATGTGTCCTTGGCTTTAGCCATATTTGCATACCACTCTGGCAGATATTCTCTAGCCGGTATAGGTTTCCAGTGTGCTAACGCAGTCTTATCGTCTATGTTAAATTTAATTTTCATCAAGTAGTTTTATCGTCATCTGTTTCTATTAACCAAGTGGTCAATATATATTTGTTTGTGCCACCAATAGGAGGATTTCCTCTATGAGTATGTGTCCAATCAGCGGGCCATATCAATAACTTATTTTTTTTAGGAACAATTCTAGTGTTTTGATATAAAAATTCTGTTTCGCCTGCTTGGTCTATGTCGTTCATGTAAAGTTGTACTACAATTCTTCGTTTAGAATCTTCGCCCAGTGCTTCATAATGCCACTGATGAAATCCACCTCCTGGAACAATTTTTTTCATCTTGATCTGTTCTACTTTATAGGATCTATCTTGGAGTATGCTAAACTTGTCAACATAGATAGGCATTATTTTTTGCCATAATACTTCGAGAAAATGATTTACATATTGTGGATGTAGTGTACTAATTACTTTTGGATCCAGCATATAAAGCTGTTCATCGTTCTTCCAGTGTTTAGGAACAGTATCCTGTTGGTGTAATGATAAGTTGGCTATTTTATCGTAGTAGTTGATAACATCTTGAAAGTATGAGTTTTGAAAGTAATTTTCAAATACGCCAATAAATCCGTGAAATTCATATTTTTCAAAATTCATTCTATTTCTAACCTGTAATTACCAGCCAACGAAATCCTAACATCGTCAGTACTGTAAAATGGATATACTTGATGTTGCAACTCTGCAGGGAATATACAAATCTTTCCTTCAAGTTTTTTATCAACTGGAATTGGATAACTTGTAATTTTTCCAAGGGCATCAACATATGAAAACTCAAAATTAGCAGTGCGATTTTTAATCAAATCAGGATTGGCAATATTATCTTTTTCGTCAGCCATGGTGTATGGAATAGTAGTCCATATAATAAAACTATAAATTCCGCTATGGTTGTGTAACGGCAGGAACTCACCGCGCCGTTGAAGATTTACCCATATGCGTTCAAGAGATAATTTAATTTCTTTGTTTTCAGCGTTTGCTACAGAATTAAATAATCTGTCAAAATATTGATATTTGTTCTCGTAGATACCTAATAATTTTAGTACTTCTTTATCTATTAACGAAACTAATTCATCCGATAATTTATAATTTATTGAATAGCCTTGTTGTTTTTTGTGATAAAGTCTTAATAAATCTTTAGACTCATCTAACTCTGTTGAAAAATCCGTAAGGAACTTATTTGTTTCTTGTTTTATTCGTTGGAATACAAACGGATTGAATGTATCAAGGTAAATTCCAACATTAGGCAGGCTATAAAAACTCATACTAATAATTATCTAAAATCCTCGGCAGCTTTTGCAATTATGGTTGCTTACTGGTTCGACGAATAAAGTTGATAAAATTGTAATACGTCATGTTCTCTTGTACACCACTATCTATGATTTTTTGATACTCATTGATAACACCGCTGACATCTGCTAATCCTATAATAGGAACGGTATTTCCAGAAAATACTTTGGCCGAAGTCTCTGGTGTGATATGCCCTAGTCCGGCTAACACAAAGCTCCAGAGCCCTATGTCAGGGGCCGCAAATGATATATCAAGATCTCGATTTGCAGGCATTTGTGTTTTACACATGGTTAGTAAATTATCAACGAATTCAGTTTTGGTTTTTCCTGAACTAACATACTTCCAAAACTCACTGTCAGTTCTGCCTCCCATGTAATGAGCGATTAGAAATTCTTTAGTAGCATCATACAATTTAGCGGTACGTCGATTATAGCTGTTTCTGCTGCCCGGATTCAGCGTGTCTTCTAAATTAGGTTTTAAAAATTCAAAAACAAATGTCATCAGTTGAGCGATAGTAGTGTGTATGCTGGTAGCTTCTAACGGCTCTGCAAATGCAGCAGCGAGCCCGATTGCCAGACAATTTTTCTCCCAGACATTTTCTAGTCGTCCGGTGTCAAATTTTAGTACACGTATTGGATCAATGGGTCTGCCTAACGTGGTTTCTATTTCTGCTTGAGCTTGATCTGCAGTGATAAAATTATCATCAAACACATAACCGCAGCCCTTGCGGTGCTGACTCGGTATCTGCCACATCCATCCAGATGATTGAGCCCATGCAGTAGTGTACAACTCTGGAATTTCATTATCTTCAAACGGCAATAAAAACGGCATTGCAGAGTTGACTGGTAAATTTTCTTTATAGCTGATCCACTTAGCATTTAATTTTTTCATCAATACTTGTTTAAATCCGCTGGCATCAATAAAAAAGTCCCCATCGATCAGTTTTCCAGACTTTAGCAATACAGATGTTATATTTCCATTCACAGAATCTAAATTTACATCTAACACTTCATCGTCAACTACAGAAACTCCTGGAGTTTTCAAAGTGACTTTTTTAAAGTATTTGCCAACCGCATGTGCATCGAAGTGCAATGCGGTTCCCATGCTGTCAAAGGAAAATGTTTTTTTATTAAAATTAGAAATTTTACGTTCTATTTTTTGACCTATGATTGAACTTCGGTGAACATTTGCTGGATCTGTGCTATGGTAGTAGGCGAAAATATAATCAACTATGTTATCTGATGCAGGGTTGCCACCGATCGGGCCCATATAACTTTCACCTACTGTTTTCCAATCTTTGTGATGAATTCCGTATTTTAATGTGGCTCCAGTTTCTTGGAAAAATTCCAGCAGATTGCAACCAAAGTCCCATGATTCATTTTTTAAAATAGATGTGAGCAGTCCAGTTGATCCTTCACCAGCACCCACAATACCAATAGCTGACGACTCAACTACAGTAAGAGTGTGTCCTAGGTTAGCTTTGCTGATCATTAAAGCAGCTATCCATCCTGCGGTACCGCCGCCTACTATAACAATATTCATTAATATCCTTCTTTATTATCATATGTTAACATTACGTTCATAGCAACAACAACTCGTAAGTTACCAGTTGTGTGTGCAGGCGTATGGTGATCAAGCCACGATGGAAAAAGTAACAAATCGCCTTCCTCTACCAGCATCTGTTTTTTGTCCGGCCAATACATTTCAGGCAATTCATTTTTATTTTTTGTTGGAATAACACTTTTTATCATTCTGGCATTGGGATTCAAAAATACAGTTCCAGAATTTTCGTTGTCTAGTGTTACGTAGTGTACAGCAGACCACTGTATGGTTCTTGGCCCCCCAGTGTGATCATGCGGAAATTGGGAAGTAGAATTAGTCATCATTCCGTACCAGCAGGTTACTTTAAAAGTCCACCCTTTAGAAAAATCAATACCGGTAAATTCTAAAAATTCTCGAATGTCATCTTCGTAAAATTTTGATATTATCATCCATGGTATTTTGTGAGCGCCCGGAACATAATCAGTGTAGGCATTAGTCACGGTGTCATTGACTCCATTCCTAACATATTGCGGATACACATTGTCCATGAGATATTTTTTAATCTTATCGTGATTGCGCACTTTCATCTTGACCAAGTTAACTGGAAATAACGGAACAGGAGTTATCGACATGTTAGTCTATCCATTTAGAAAAATTATCAATGATTGGCTGCTCAAACTCATATCGATCAATAAAAAATAATAGTGTAGTACGAGGTTCTTTAACATTCACTTTGAAGGTATTTGGTCTATGCCATAGATTAGAATCATATGCTATTAGTCTATTATACGTGTTTCCTATCCGAATGGTTTCTTCAAAATGTGTGTGATTATTTTTTAAATCTTGTTTGTATTCTTCTGTTACTATACTGGTGGTGTTAAACAGTTTTCTAGATGGAAAATCAGGTACAGAAAAATCTTCTGCACCTTTCTTTAAGAAGATCGAAGTACCACTATCAAAATTTGTTTCGTTGGGATTTAAATATACCAATCCGGCCAAGGTGACGTCGTCGTTGTGTATCCATCCAATGTTTGCATCTGCGTCGTCATATTGTTCGTTGATATGAAAACTTATGTGTATTACAAATTGTGAAATTCCTGGGAATACTTCTCTGGCAATTTTTTTAGCAAAAAACACTGCAAAATTCTTAGTTTCCTCGTCGGTGGATTCTAATAAATTAATTGTGCGTTTTCCAGGATAACGATCCGATTTAGTATATTCTTGGTGTTGTGCAAGAGCTAACACCTTGTTTGGATTATTGAAGAAATTATTTCTACAAACAATTACTTCCTTTAGCGGGTGTTTAGTTTTATCAAAATTGTATATGGTCTGTGTATTACTCATGCCAATTTCCTACTAAGATTGAATACCATGGTAATGCGGCCTTCTGTATTATGTGTTTGAGGAACAACATGTGGTATCCACGACTCCCACATTAAAAGCAGTCCTTTTTTTGGAGTGATGGAAATTTCCTCAATATTAGTAGCTGTATCTCCTAACCTAGGCAACATGACAAAATTTCTAAACGGTCTTGGATCGCTTATAATTAACGGCGAAGATCCTTCGGGAACTTGAAGATATAGCAAACCAGATAAAATAGAATTAGGATGTGTATGTGACTCGTGATAGTTTCCTTCAAACATCTCACTTACAAATACTTGTGTTTCAAAATTAATTTGTTGCTCGTCGTACCCTAGTTGTCTAAGGTAGTTTCTAGCAGTTTTATGTACAAGATTTTTAAATGGTTCTATGTCAGGTTGTTTTCCAAGCTGCATGGAAGTATCGAATGTATTTTTATAACCCCATCGGTGTCTTACATAATCTGGATCGCTTAGGTATTTTTTAGCTACAGGCAACATTGCATCTGCTAATATCAGATGTAATTCAGTAAGTACTGCTGTTGGAAAATGATACTGAATCACATAGGTCCTTGTGGATTACGTTGTAGATCAAATGCCTGTAAATAATTTGGACCATCAATAGTCACGTAATGCAGAAACACTTGAATACACTCAGTTCCTTGAAAAGGCTCACGCCAGTGGTAGGATTTAGCACCTTTGTAAATTACAGCATCTCCTGGATTTAATGACACACTATCTGTTTCGCCGTCGGGTTTTGTGAAATGTATAGGCCACTTATCACCTGCAAGATTCACACTTACACTAATTTCACAAGCTTCGGCATCGATATGAGATTTCAATTCGGCACCTCGTTTATACCATCTGCCATAACAATATGTGGGATATAATCTTTCACCTACTAAGTCATTCATATAAAAAATCTTTGAAATTAGCAACTGGTGTACTATTTGACTATTGTATAATGCCGGTGAGCCGGCAACTTGTGGATCTGCTTTAGCAAACGTTTTAATGCATTCTTTTTTAAAATTGTTTGCAACAATGCTGGCTGCTATAGGATGTAAGAAATCTTCTACTACAAAATAATTGTTTTGTTGTAAATCAGCATTCATTTTAGTCAGGTTCTACAATACACCACACATCGGATTCTGGCAAACACCAATATATTTCGTTTCCGACAACTATTTTAGACCCTGCTGCAGGATGGCATAAAATTTCGTCTCCGGCCTTAACAGTCATTGGTATTAAAACTGCTGTTTTTTCAGAATATTTTCCTGGGCCAACTGCTATAACTGTAGCCTTAGATGTTCGCTCGTCTACAGCCGCAGGAGCAAGTACAATACCGCCAGAAGATACTTGTTCTGGCTCGTGTCTCTTAACTAAAATTCTATCATGCGCTGGTTTTAAAACTGGCATTTATTTCTCCTTAAATTGGTTAACATATGCTAGGGTATTTATAGTTGGCAATGCGCAGGGTCAGCAGTTTGTGATATTATAATTTTTTACGCTAAATATTTCTATATGTGGAATCCCGATGACTGCTCCTATTAAAAATCTACGAGTAATACCCCGAGAAGACGATTTCTTAGATAGAAAAATCGGATCTTCTGGCGAAATCTTCTACGACCGAGATCAAAACACACTAAGACTGTATAATGGCAGTCTAGTAGGCGGAATTAGTCTTGCTAAAGCTTCTCTTACTAATGTATCTAATGCAGACTTCTTGGCCAAAGCAAATTCTGCAGGGTTCAGTGGCGGTGTGCAACCGGGGGTGGCTGGAAAAATAGCCTACTATCCGTCGAATGGCTCTCAAGTCAATGACCTAACTGCATTAACATGGTTGGATGATTCTACCAACACTTTGGTGTTATCAGGTGTAATAGATATCACAGGCCAAAAAAATCGCATCAGATTCCATTGGGATACTCTAGCAGATCTCAACGACGAAGTATCTCCTGTAGACTATCACGGCATGGTAGCACATGTGCATGACACAGGCAAACTGTATTATGCTCATAACGGTGCTTGGGTGCCTGTGGCAGCAGAAAGCAGCCTCCCTAACTCATTTAGTACCATTGCAATAGCCGGACAGCCATCAG